GAAATCCTCGGCCACTGGAACCGGAGCGAGCCATGCCCGCCGGAACTGAGGGCGCGGGCCATGGACCTTGGCGCCCTGGTGCCGGCCGAGGTCAGGGGGACGCCAATCCCGAAGGTGGTTGGGTTGATCTAGGTCTGTGCAGCATTCCCGACACAAAGGCATGTACATCCCCAGAGTTCCGTCCTATGACATGGGCCTAGCATCAATCTTGTGAATCCGGTTTACTCACGAGCGTGGCAGCCGTGAACCCTGGATCGACCGCGCTTGACCTGGTCGCTGGCTGTCACCGTCCCGAACGCCGAGGGTGCCGTCAGCGCCCTCCTGGCCGATCGCGCCGTCGACCACCACGTCTTCCGGATCAGGCGAAGCATCATCCGCCGCGGCAGGATCGCCGACATCCTGGTCCCAGCCTTCCCTCGCTACGTCTTCATTCCCAACGACGAGTGCAGCCGCGTCCTCAACGAGGTGACCGGGGTCGCCGGCCTCGTCAGGTTCGGCGATAATTTTCCCGAGGAGGTTCCCGACGCGGTCGTCGATGGTTTACTATCGCGCTGCGATCCCGGCGACGTCCTCACCATCGACGTGCCGGACTCGAAGCGCTTCAAGCGCGGCGACTGGGTGGACGTCATCGGCGTCGGATCGGCCGCCGGGCATCACGGGTTGTATCAGTACGCGCTGCCGCTCGGCCGCGCCTGCGTGTGGTTCGACTGGATGGGACAGATGGTCCCGGTCGACGTCGACGAGAGAGACCTCTGCGAGCGCGAGGGTGTAAAACGAACCAACACCAAAAAGAAGAAAAAGAGAAAAAACCACCATCGCTCGAGAAAGCTGAAATAGAGCTGGCAATCGACCTTCTTAGCTCCGCTTCGTGGCGGGCGTCTGATTGCAAGAAGGAAAAACGGCACCGACTCTGGAGCCGTGCCACTGCTGTGGCGTTTTGATTTGCGCCTTTGGAAAAGGGACGACGAACAAGGCATTTCCACCTGGCCACGCGGGTGGAAAACGAAGGGCGCGGGATGCCGATCGAGCAAAATCAAGCGCTCGCGTCGCGCAACCCGCGCTTTCCTTGTCGCCTCAAGGTAGGGCTCCGGCGGAGCTGATTTTCTTGTAAGCGCGACACCGTAGGCTTGAAAAAGAAAATATGACAGCTATCAATTAAGGCGGCTTGACTGTCTCTTCAACACAGGTGGCGCAGATGACGTTTCAACCCGGCAACAAGCTCGCGGTCGGCAACACCAACGGCGGTAGAACGCGATCGGAGCTGCTGACGAAGGCGCTGATCTCCCAGATCAACGAGCTCGTCAAGAAGGGCGATCCGAGCGGGCGCACCAAGCTCGCCAAGATGGTCGACGAGCTGATCGAGAAGGGCATGAACGGCGAGATGGCGGCGATCGAGTTCATCTGGAACCGGATCGAGGGACCGATGAAGAACGTCACCGAGCTGAAGAACGCCGACGGCGAGGTCCTCCACATCGAGCTCATTCGCCGCGTCATCGTCGATCCCGCGATGAAGACGATCGAGGGCGACAAGGTCGCCGAGGATGCCCCGGCGGCGTGAAAGAGGCCCCGACGTCTGGCGACGCCGAGGCCAAGGGACACGACGAGATGTTGCTGGTGTCAGCGGTCGAAAACCTAGTTCGGCCGCGATCCAATTGCCACTCCCCGCGATCCAATTGGAACAAATGACGAGGGAGTCTCCTTTGTGAATCATTGATGATTCACAAAATTCTGTAATGATTTCAGTTACTTAGCTAATTTATATTAATGGAGATTCCTGAGAGACTTCGCCAGTCATGACCAGTCTCGACATCAACACGCCGCGGGTCTTCGTCCCCCTCCTCGCCCCGGCGCGCTACAAGGGAGCCCACGGCGGGCGCGGCTCCGGGAAGAGCCACTTCTTCGCCGACCTCATCGTCGAGCGCTGCCTCCGCGAGTTCACCCGCGCCGTATGCGTCCGCGAGATACAGCGCTCCCTCGAGCAGAGCGTGAAGCGACTGATCGAGGACAAGATCGCCGAGCACGGCCTCGACTCCAAGTTCAAGATACTCGAGTCGAGGATCGAGACGCCGAACGGCGGCGTCATCATCTTCCAGGGCATGCAGAACCACACCTCGCAGTCGATCAAGTCGCTCGAGGGCTACCACGTCGCCTGGGTGGAGGAGGCGCAGTCGCTGTCGCAGAGCTCGCTGACGCTCCTTCGCCCGACGATCCGGGTACCGAACAGCGAGATATGGTTCTCCTGGAACCCGCGGTCGCCGAGGGACGCGGTCGACAACTTCCTCCGCAAGGAGCCGCCGGTAGACAGCATCGTCGTCGAGGCGAACTACGAGGACAACCCCTGGTTCCCCGATGGACTCAGGGCCGACATGGAGTACGATAGGCGCCGAGACCCGGAGCGCTACAAGCACGTCTGGCTCGGACAGTACCAGACGACGTCCGAGGCTCGGGTGTTTCACAACTGGAAGATCGAGGAATTCGAGACGCCAAGGGAAGCGGTGTTCTACCACGGCTGCGACTGGGGCTTCAGCGTCGACCCGACGGTGCTGATCAGGTGCTTCGTCGAGGCGAGGACCCTCTACGTCGACGCCGAGGCCTGGCGGGTGGGCTGCCCGATCGACCACACCCCCGAGCTGTTCGATCGCCTCGACCCCGATCCCAAGAAGCACGCCGACGCTCGCCGCTGGGCGATCGTCGCCGACTCGGCGAACCCGCAGAACATCAACTACATGGCGCGCCACGGCTACCCGAAGATGAGGCCGTCGATCAAGGGCGTCGGCTCGGTCGAGGAGGGCGTCGAGTTCCTCAAGAGCTTCGACATCGTCGTTCACCCGCGCTGCAAGCACGTCGCCGACGAGCTCGCCAACTACTCCTACAAGATCGACCCGAAGACCGAGCAGGTCCTCCCCCTCCTCGCCGACGAGAAGAACCACACCATAGACTCGCTTCGCTACGCCATCGAGGCGCTTCGGCGGCGGGCGCCTCAGCTCGCGCTCGGAGGATACTGACATGATCTACTGGAAGGAGATCGAGAGCGACCTGGCGCGAACGATGTGGCAGCGCGGCGACAGCGCCCAGACGATCGCGAACACGATCAGCACCGCCGGCAGATCGTTCAGTCGCAACGCCATCATCGGTCGCGCCCATCGCCTCAACTGGGGCGGCCACGTCACCCACCGGCGATCGAGCGCGCCCGACGACGCGCGGGCGCCGGTTCGCAAGCGCAAGGCAGTCGAGCGGAAGGCGCCGTTCGATCCGCGAACGCCCGTCCACGTCAGGAGACCGGAGGCGCCTCGCGGACCAACGATCCCGCGGATGCTCAACGTCGTCGACCTCGACGACACCGTCTGCCACTTCCCGATCGGCGATCCCCTCGACGGCGAGCCATTCGGCTTCTGCGGCGCGCCGGTCGACGACGGCTTCGTCTACTGCCCATTTCACCACGCCATGACGACGATGCCTGGACGGTCCCAGCCGAACTCTTACGTCTCCTGGCGCCGTCGGGCATGATCGAGCCCGACAACGGCCTCGCCGTTCGTCTAGTCATCTGGGCATCGATCGTCGCACTCATCGCAGCTCCCGTCGGCGTTCTCCTCTTGATGTGGTGGCAGATACCATGACGATCGGCGACGTAGCTGAGAGCGGCAACCCGCGCACCGATCCGTCGACCAGGTCGACGGATTACGAGGCGATGAAGCCGTACTGGAACAAGGTCGACACCTTCCTCGGCGGCGTCGACGCCATGCGCAAGGCCGGCGAGCAGTACCTGCCGCGCTTTCAGGAGGAGAAGGCCGGCTCGAAGGACAGCAGCGGAAGGTCTTACGACCCGTACGTGCTTCGCCTCGCGAAGACGCCGTTCACCAACATCTACGAGGACATCCTCCGCAACCTGAGCTCGAAGCCATTCGGCCGCGAGGTGAAGCTGAAGGACCCGCCGCCGGAGTACGAGGCCCTCGAGGAGAACATCGACGGCATGGGGCGAAGCCTCCACGTCTTCGCCAACGAGTGGTTTCGCGATGCCGTCAACCACGCCATCTCCTGGGTCATGGTCGACTTCTCGAAGCCGACCCCGCGGCCAGACGGCTTCCCCCTCACCAGGGCCGACGAGCAGTCCCAGAACCTCCGGCCGTACTGGTGCTTCGTCCCGGCCACCGCCGTCATCGCGATCTACTCCGACTGGGAGAACCAGATCGAGATCATCACCCACGCCCGCGTCCTCGAGCCGCAGATCGTCCTCGATGGCTACCTCGAGGTCCTCGTCGAGCGCGTCCGCGTCATGGACCGCGAGGTCATCGGCCGCGACGTCGCCGGCAAGCCCAACAAGTGGGGGCCGCCGACCTACAAGCTCTGGGAGCTGATCAGGCCGCCGCCGAACGCGACGTCGCCCGAGATATGGCAGGTGGTCGACGAGGGAGTCTACACCATCGGCGTGATCCCGCTGATCCCGTTCATCACCGGCGAGCGCCTGGCCGGGACCTACCAGGTCACGCCGCCGCTTCGCACGATCGCCGACCTCCAGATTCAGGAGTACAACGAGGAGTCGAACCTCCAGAACATCCTCGATCTCACCGGCTTCCCGATGTACGCCGGGATCGGCGTCGACAAGCCGGAGGAGCCGCTCGTCGTCGGGCCGCGGTCGATCATATGGGTGCCGCCGCCGAGCAGCGGGCCTCAGGGCGACTTCAAGGCGGTGGAGCCGGCGGGGACGTCGATCAAGATCGTGTTCGACAAGCTCCAGAACACCAGGACCGAAATGCGCGACCTCGGCATGCAGCCGCTGACGCAGTCGAACCTCACGGTGATCACCACCGGCCAGGTCGCCGTCAAGGCCAACAGCCAGGTCCAGGCCTGGTCGATCCGCTTCGCCGACGCCCTCGAGCAGTGCTGGCAGCTCACCGCCGACTGGCTCGGCGACGCCACGTTCGAGCCGGAGGTGCTCGTCACCAAGGACTTCAACGCCGGGATGGACGACGGGACCGGCTTCAAGTCCGACCTCGAGCTCCGCAAGAACAAGGACATCAGCGGCGAGGCCATCGTCGACGCCGCCATCCGGTACGGCTACCTGCCCGAGGACTTCGACTACAAGGCCGACCAGGAGATCGTCGCCAAGGAGGCCGAGGACGCGATGGCCAACACCATGGTCACCATCGATCCGGTCACCGGCAAGCCTCTCCAGGCCCCGATCGCGCAGGCGGTGCCGCCGACTGCGACTGGCAACGGCCAGACGCCTCCTGCCCAGCCGCCGCCTGGTCAATGATCTCCCCCGGCATCGTGTACGACTGGCACTGCCAGCGTCACGACGCCGACTTCGTCATCATCGCGCGCGAGAGCTCTGGTCACGGCGGCCCGATACGCGCCTGCCCGGAGTGTGTTAGGATAGCTCGCGACCGCGTCGAGGTCGAGACCAGCCGCTGGATGAAGACTCACGGCCGCCTCGGTGGCTGGCAGCCGTTCGAGGGCTGGCACTGAGGAGGAAGAAAATGGACATCGCGATGAAGATGCCTCAGCCGCAGATCAACACGCCGAGGATCACGCTCGAATTCCTCTCGCCAGAGAACGTGCGCGGCAAGTTCGAGAACTTCCCGATGGAGATGAGGCTCACCGCCGTCAACATCCTCGCCAATGGCGCGGCCGTCTTCATCATCGAGCCGGTGCCGTCGCGCATCATCAAGCCCGTCATGCAGAGCTAGGAGTCGTCATGCGCACCAAGGGAAGCCACAATACCGCGCCTCGCGAGCCGAGGGCGCCGAGCGTGCCGACCAAGCCGGCGAACCCGCTGCCGTCGCGCAAGTTCGCGCTCAAGGCCAGCGCATCAGCCACCTCCGATCTCACCAGCGCGCTCGCGCGTCACATGCGAACGCCGCAGACGCCCGGCGCGAACAGAAAGAGCTGATGTCGCTGTTGCGAGACACGACGCCTATCTTCAGGCTTGGATCAACAACCACAGGAGCGAGACGATGGGAACCAAGGTAAAGAAGTTCGTCAACAAGCAGACCGGCAAGGGTCCCGGCAAGCCCGCATCGCCCAAGCCGAGCAAGACCAGGGGCGTCGTCGGCGCCAAGGGCGTCGGCAAGCGAGCCTAGGAAATGGCCACGCGCGCGGACGAATTGACGCGCGCCATCTGCGACGAGATCGAGCGCTGGAGTCAAGTCGATCTGTATGCATATGATGCCGACGATGGCGATGGCCGTGTTGACTTCATGGGACACAGCGTCAGCAAGGAAGCTCGAACCAGGCTCAACGCCTTGATAGCCGAGCTTCTCAAGGAGTGACCGATGGCAATGGACATGAACTCGATGGGCGGCGGCTCCGGCAACGCCAAGATGGCGTGCCCGATGGGCCTCGACTCGGCGGCGGGCTGCCCGATCTGCGGCGGCGATCCCTCTAAGTGCATCGGCCAGATGAAGCAGGGCACCGGAGCCATGGAAGCCTCGATGCCGCCGTCCGACATGCGCGGCAAGCCGCCTTACACCGGGGGTTGAGATGGCAAAGGCCCGACTTGGCAGCGGCAAACGCTTCGCTGCCCTCGAGCACAAGTTCCACGATCGCAAGGTGAAGGACCCCGGCGCGCTGGCGGCGTACATCGGGCGCAAGAAGTTTGGCAAGAAGCGGTTCCAGAAGCTCGCGAAGCAAGGCAAGTGATCTCCAACGTCTCGGAGCTGGACCACGCCTACGGCCAGCAGGACGAAAACGAATTCAAGTGGATGCTGGAGCGCGTCCGCGGCGCGAAGTCGATCCTGGAGATCGGCTCGATGTTCGGTCACACGTTGAAGATGATGGCCGCCGTCGCCGCGCCGGGTGCCAGGCTTCGCTGCATCGATCTCGCCCCGAACGTCAACTATGACATCGACACCGCGCCGTTCCTGCGCATCGTCATCGCCGATCTGTGCCGCGCCGGCTTCGACGCCGCCGCGCTGTTCGACAACAGCCGATCGGTCGACTCGATCCGCTGGGCCAAGAAGTCAGGTCCGTACGACTTCGTCTTCATCGACGGCGATCACACTTATGACGGCGTCAAGGCCGATTGGGAAAACTTCGGTCGGCTCGGTCGCGTGGTGGCGTTTCACGACATCACCATGCGCAAGAGCGTCGGCAAGCTGTGGCGGCAGATCAAGGCGGAGGCGGGCCATCG